GCTGACACCTGACTTGCTCGAACCGAGGAAGTCGGTAAGGTACTCTGTCTGGATCGCGTACCATGCGCGATCTTCCTGCGACAGACTCAGCACGCTTCCGACCCCGGTCTCCAGAGTCAGGGGTCGCTTGTTCAAAACGTACATGTACGTTCGCGGAACGAGCAGATAGGCGTATCCCTGAGTGACGCCGGGGAACGAAAGCTCTTCCTTGCCCCAGGTCATTCCATCGGTTGCGCCCTGATCGTATTCAACGATCTGGTTGATCGGCAGTGCCGCACGGTTGTACCCGCGAGCTGCGCCGCCGCTTCCACCGAGCGCTCCGTTGATCACCCGCATGATGTCCCAGGAGTCCTGGGAATTGCAGAGGCAAGTGATCCCCGCAGACGTGCTGATCGGACGATCGGTGAGATTGTCTTTCAGTGCCCGCAGCTTTTTGATGCCCCACCGGAATGCATCGTACAGATTCTCATCGTACGTCTTGTTCGAGTCGGCAACGAAGCTGACTTTTTGCGTGTCGTGATACGTGGCATCAACGATCTGGCCGATGGTGCGCGAGTTGCGCATATCGACATACGCTTCCGCAACAGCGTCGTTGACCTTCTGCAAGGTGTGGACACTGTTGTAGAGAATGTTCGCAAGCGTGGTGCTCCAACCGAGAGCACGAATGACCATCGTCACCGAGTCGGTTGTCCCAAGCGCCTGTTCGACGAGCGGTACCGCATCACCGTTTCCGCTGATCGTCTCGAACTTGCCCACGTACTTGTAGAAATCCTGCAACGTGATGCTCTTCGGGAAGTTCGGATCCGTCATCTCCGTTGCGAGGACGCCAGTGAAGTCGCCCTTCTCCTGGTATCGCCGCGTGATGTCGATGAACAGCTTTCCGACCAACGCCTCAAGCGTGGCCGATGCCGGCGCCTCTGCCGCATTGCGAATCTTTGTTTGCAGGTTGCGGATCTCTCCGAGAAGCCGCGCCTCGCCTTCGCTCCCGCTGTACTCCGCATTGGTTACCGGAACAATGATTTCCGGGCCAATGGTCTGAGCTTCGACCGCTTCAAGGTTCATTCGACGATCGCCCTGGTAGATTCTGGCGATGTTTGACACCTTCTTTGCGGCGAGCTGTTCAGCGAGGGTCCTTGTATTCAGTACTTCTTTGACCATCTATTTACCCTCCTTAGGTCTCGTCGCTCTCGATCTCGTTCGCCCAGCGCCGCTTGATGAACTCGATCACGCCGTCTGAATCCTTTGCCGTCACGAGCACTCCGATGTCGTAGTACCCAACGGTCGCCGTGTCGGAAAACTCCCCGCCCGTCGGGTCGAAGTACACCTTCTGCCCAACCGTCCCGAATGTGTTTTCCCCAGTCTTCAGGTCGTCTGCCTGGATGACCTCGCCATCTTCGGTGTCGAACCCGCCAACAGCCGCAGCTGTTACGGCTTCGCTCGCAACTGCGACAATACCGCCAATGACCGTCAACTCATCCTGAGCCAGATCCGATCCGGTATCGTTCGTCAGCCTGTGCGACTTGGCCCCAGGGTTTTTGATGTAAACAGAATTGTTCGCCATCTTGCGCCCCCTTAGTATTCAGCAACGATGGGCGCGTTCGGATCAACGGCCTCACCCTGCTTCTCGACTACGCCGATCTTGTTCTCGTTCGACGTGAAGTCTGCCTTTTGACCGGAAAGCTGTTTCGCTACCGGATCCTCGCGAAGCGATTCGATCTGTTTGTCCAGATCCTTCGCATTGGTGATCTGCGTACCGGCGTACCGGCGAAGCGCATTCACCTTTCCGTCCTGAGTCTGTTCAGGGCCGAACTCCGCTGTCAAACGGTTGGCGATCCGGTCAGACTCACCCTTCGCAACTTCTTCGCGAAGTGCGGTGATTTCCTTCACCGGATCCTCGATCCCCATCTCCTTCAGCGCATTCACAACCTTGAGCGCGTTCGCGTGTTCGTCGGTGGCGATCCTCGCCTCCTGCCCCATCGCATTCGCAACCTCGTCGATCGGGATACCTTTGTTGACTCGCAGGAACTCCAGCACTTCTTCCTTGGTGTCCATGAGACCCCTCCTCTGATTTTTCGTGTTTTCTTTCTCGTTGATCAGATCAATCAGCCTCGATGCGGCACTCGATACGTTCGGGAGGTTTTGCTGTGAAGCTCGGGCTGCGGCTGACCGCAGAGCAGACTTCAGAACAACCCGGCCATCGCCGTATGGGTATCCGTATCTCGCCTGTGTTTCCTCCTCGGCACTTCCGTGCTCAACGAGATGCCATGACTTGTATTGCTTCCAATTGTTGCCGCCAAGCATCCGGCGCTTGACCGATGCGTTGTAGCTCCACTTCTTGTTCGCGTCGTATTCCCCGGCGTTGATCATCTGCCGAGCTTTCTTCACCGACGCCCCAAGCAGCTTGTCGCCCTCGGCGTTCTCTACAACGTCCTCTTCATCGCCATCTGAGTTCACGGTCTGCGCCATCGCGCCCTGTGGTACCGCCTCGTTTCGCTCGCCGCCCCGCGTCTTCAGGATCCGCACTTCCTGTGTCTCCTGGTTCACGCTGTACTCAACTGCGGCTTCGATGCTGAACTCCACGATCCCTGCGCGGTTATCCCGGATGAATCCACGGTTGGATGTCTCGTCACCCTCAGGTGGTATGTACACCTTGAAGTGCGCCACACCACGATCGCCGTTCTCGACCACCTTGCCGCCAACCGTATAGAAGTCGCTATTCGGCCGGCTCTTGAATTCGTGGCCTCGTTTGCTTCCCGGTATCGGTCGGCTGTTCATGACCTCGACGAAGCTTGCAAAAAACTCTTTGCCATAGATTGCGGGTTTCATCCCGACGGGGTTGTCGCCCTCTGCCGGAAACTCAATCGACTGGATACGGAAGTACGGGTCAGGATCACCAGCGGTCAATTCGTTCATCGCTTTCTCAGGGATAAGCGTAGGAACTTGATCTACCGGTAGCGGATTCGCTCGATTCTCGATGAAGCGAACACCGAACGTTTTCTCGGTCGCCCTATTCCTGGTCATGTGCTAAAGGATACCGCCATGGGAACAACTGCGAAAGGTAGAACTGTGTATAGTGGTTACTCGCGCCCGCCAGTTTCAATCACAATCGACCGCGCTACGCCGTTTGTCCGCCGAATCGCACCCTTGCGTTCAAGCGCTTGAAGATGGTCACTCACCGCCCGAAGTGCAATACCAAACTCAACGCTGATCTCACGGATACTCGGTGAGTACCCAAGCGCTTGTCGGTACCGCCGCAGGAACAACAGCACCTCTGCCTGTCTCGCGGTCAGCTTTTTCACTTCAACCTCAACGCGATACTCGACGCGAATCGTTCCTCCGCTTCAAGCCGTTCGACGACCGCCGCGTGAACCGAGCTCGCCTTAACTGTCGATGCATTTTTCGCACCAGCACAGATTTTCATTTCGCCGCTTATCTGCTCTTTGCTCGCCCCGAGCGACAGGCAAAGTGCGGTCAGTTCATCCGTGAGCCGGGCGAAGCTCATAAGCTGTACTCCCGGCCAAAATACATACTTTCCAAAAGTCAGCGACACAAACCCCGGTCGATTGTCCAGCGTCCAGACAAGAAACTTCTCAAAGCTCGCCCGCACAGATCTCGGCGTACCGTTCAGTGGCATAAACGGGTGCCACCACGCATCTTTTATGGCGGGCCATCGCCGCCAATTCACCGTCTCTTGATATGCCCACACACTACGCATCCATGATAGCGGGTCGCGCACAAAACAGCGGTAGACAATTCCCGTTCCCTGGCCGATGACTATAGGCGGGTCGTGCTTATGCCCTACCGTGTACCGCACAAGTCCAAGGGCTTTGAGTATCGCCGTCACGAACGTTCCCCCGGTCCTTGGAACATGAAGAAATGCAGATCCGTCACACAGTATCAATGCCACAATCACACCGCCGGAAGGTAGACTTCATTGTACCACTGGTCCAATCCCGCATCTGGACCACCCTGATCCCACGCTCGCAACCGATTCTCGAAGTCCTTCAGGTTTTCCATCCGGGGCACCACAGCACACTGACAGTTTGCATGAGGCGCGGAGGGAACGTGCTCCAACCGATACGGCCCTGCCTCTTCAAACTCCGGGCAATCGCACCCCCAGTCTGTCGTGCTCTGCCGTACCCAATCGTAGAGCTTCGTACATGCAGGATTGATAATCCCCTGCTGGATCCCCGCGTCTCTGAGCGAGTTGTACAGTTCGGTTCGTACCAGCCTTGTCGCCCGCCAGTCTACCGCCTTCGGGATTCTCCGGGCAAACTCCCGTGTTCCCCTCCGCAGCTCCCCGTACCGATTCATCAGCCGCACCCTGCCGTCTGCCGTGTACACCTGGATATCCTGTGCAATCGCAAACACGTCCCGACCCTGCGCCAACCCCGCGCTCAAAACGTTTCGAATGTCGTCTCGGTATCGTCGGCCAACTCGCCAGACACGATCGCTGAACGTGTAGCCGTCCTGCCAGATCCGATTCACCACAGACTCGACTACCTTGGTGTTGACCCCACTTACAATCTGCCCTATCACAACAGTATCGACTCGGGTCACCCCGGCGCGATTGAACACCTCGCTCATGTACGTGTCATTGATCGTCCCGATCTTCGCGGCGCTTGCCTCGATCCCGATAACCCCATTTCGCGAAATCGCCGCAGAGATATCGCCGGCGGCTCGTTCAAGCTGCTTACTGATTGACGCAAGACTTGTCTGTGTGATCTCCGCAGCCCCCGCCATCTCAGCCGCCTGTACCGCAGCGGCCACACTCTCGGACGCCGTGACATAGGCTGCATGGACTCGCCGCATGACCTGTCGCGTCATAGTCGCCAGCGAGTCCCGCGCCCTGAGAATCAATCTGCGGTACTCGTTATTGGTCACCCTACCTCAGCCTCACGAACCACGTATGATCTTCGTCGATCTCGATCGTCGACTCGTTGAAGACTTCATCAACTGCCCGCTTGACCTCGCCATTTTTGTTCGCATAGTCGTGCCCACCGATCCACGCAGCTCCCCGATCTATTGCAAGCTCCAACCACGCGTCCAGGTCACCCATCACGCCATCGTAGCTATGGTCACTGTCGATGAATACGAAATCAATCTTGACTCCGCGCCGCTTGATCTCTTTCGCGCCGTCAGCACTATCCATTTCCAGAATCTTTGCACGGCGACCGAATTGCTCTGCGATTCCTTCCACCTGGCGCTTCGCCATGTCGAAATCATCTTGTGGATACTCGGCCATTTCCGCGCCGCTTTCCGCGAAACTTGTTCCTGGTTCAGCCGCCTTCCACGGATCAACCAAGTACAGCGTCAAATTGTGCCGTGCAGTCAAAAGCCGCTGAGCATTCTTGCCCTTCCACACGCCAACCTCGACGCCGACAACCCGCTCGTCAGCAGCGATCCGATCGAGTATCGCATCCCATCTTCGCCTCTTCATTTCTTCCTCCTCTTGTGACTTGTTCCTATATGCCAGAGCCCGCAGTATGAACACCGATACACTTTCAACGCCAGCTTCGTATTATGCCGCCGCATCATCTCGCGCCGCACCTTTTCAGCCATCGCCTTTGTCTCGAATCCCTGTTTGCTCTCACACCCTGCCGCCTGGTGTTCATTCACTCCACGGCTCTCCACCAGTATAGCCAAATGCGCGAGCACTTGTTCCCGGCATTCGCTCCATCACATCCTCAAAGCAATCGTCGTGCGCTCGCATCCAATCTCGCTGAAACGTGAGCCCCTTCACTGTCGGCTTGCGCTCGAAGTACCAAAAGTCCATGAGTACAATGATCGTCTGCCCGGCAACGAAGTGCGGCCCGAACTTTCGCAGTGCTCCAAGAAACTGCTTCTCGCGTTTACACGCATCGTCGACGTACAGCCCGATATGCCCGCCATCGTAGGACAAGTCGGGGATCTCGCCTTTGTGCAGCATAACCCATCTATCCAGCCCTGCGGCCTTCAGCGCTCGACGGACCCACAATGACGTATCGCCCTCAATCTTGATTCCAACCGCCGCCGCTTTATCCCGTTCGCTGCGATTCGCATTGAATCGATCATATACGTGGACATCACCACCGTTTCCTTCGCGACAGCCAAGAGCAATCTGAGCTGTCCCAGCGCCGAGCCATGCTCCAAGCTCCACAGCATCGAATCCTTTTGGCATATTGCGAGCCCATTTTCTGAGGTACCGCCCGATCTCACGCCCACCCATCGAAGGTATCCGACGAATCTCGTCTGGCATTTCATCGAGCGCAAGGTAGTCCGTCGCAATACGGCGGTTCAAGTCAGTTTCGTAGTCAGCATTCTCGGCCCACCAACCGCTATCGTATTCCTTGTTGTAATCCTTCAGGGCAAGATCCATGCGCTTTGCCATATCCACGGCTTCGCGCACGAGCCCGCGAGTGGTGATATCCGTCTGCGTGTCGCCCTGGTGAAGATCGTTGATTTCACGCAAGACCTCACACACTGTCCGTTTCGGGCTTGCGTTCTGTAGCTCCTGACCCTGCCGATTCCGAATCACTGGGCGCATACTCATGGCCGCTTCCTCCGCAGACGCTTTGCATTCTTCGCAGCCTTTCGAGCCGCAGCGTGGACACGGGCAATGATCTTCGGATCTTCGCGCCACTTCGGTTTGCCCTCTGCTACCCACTGGTCATACAATCGCTTGTCGTCGTTTTCCAGGACACCGCCAGCAGCTACGATCTTGTCAAATACCAAACACTTTGCCTCGCGCCGATCCAGCTCTTCGGCAAATGCCGCCATCGCCTTTTGTGTTCCGCTCATCTTTTTAGCTCTGACACTTTGATACCCGCTTCCGCATACCACGCCTTCATCGCCGGAGCCCTCCGCAGGGCCTTGCTCCTGTGCGGCGATCCCTCCGAACGTGTCAGCTCCCCAGGTATCGTGCGGGTCAACACCGCTTTCCTCAGGTCGCTCTTGATATGGATGAACACCGTCTTGGATCCGACATGCGGCCAATCGTAGTTGACCGCGTTGTAGTGAAGCGTCGGCAGCTCCTTGAGTCTCGCGCCCTGTTGCTCTTCCGGCTTTTCCAGCAGATATCCGAAGCTCGCCTGGTTCATGCCGCCGTACCGAATGCGCCATTCCGCATGTAGATTCCAATCGTAATAGAACTGCTGATCAAGTTCTGTCCATCGCTGAAAGAAATGCCGCGTTGCCTCGGTCGGTCGCACGTACACCACCCCTCCATTTACCGAGAGGTTGGTGTGATCGTTTCGCACTGTGTATGCAATGTCGAAGTCGTTTTCGTCAAAGACATGAGACGCATCCCCGACACATACCATGTCGCAGTCAGCCAGGATAAGGTCTACTCCGTCATCGACAGCTTGCTGCGCCTCCCGAGCCCATACCTGAAGTTTCTCCATGTTCGATAGAAACGACAGCTTCCGGACTCCGCTGTGATCCGGTGGGTCCATTTTGATCGAGCGGACTTCGCAGTGTGGCATGTGATGGTGAATGGATTTCTCGAATACTTCGAGCAGCTTTGCATAGTCGGGGCGCTTCAGCCTCGGCGGGTAGTTGAACGAAACGGTTACGAGCCTCATGCGTGATCCCTCTTCGCTTCATCATTTGCTGCCACGACAGCCGATAGCAGCGGCATTGAAACCAGCCGATTGTCGGCCTCTCTCAGGATCGCCGGAATGTCTTTGTTCAGGCAGTGAGAATCGTAGTAGGGATGATTTCGGTAGGTGAAACTGTGACTGCGCCCGATCCGTTCATCATTCAGTAGCAGCTCGCGCCATTCGTCAACGTCCACGCCACAGGCAGTGCACAGCCGATAGAACTCCGCAAAGAACGTCACCTTTGTCGCGAGAAAAGCATTCTCAGCGTACTTGACCAGCTCTGCCGTGACTGCCGTTGTCTTTAGAATCCGAAACGAAGCCGGCGCGATTTCCTTGTACTTCTCTGCAACGATAGACGCTGCTTCCCACGGTACGCACATCGGCCTTCCAAGGATCACGAAATCATGATCAACGGCATTCGCGTGCTGCGTACCACCCCAGAACTCCGGGCTGAATATCGTACGCTTTCCGGTCTCATGAGCCAGCCGATCGGTTGATCCTGGGGGAACCGTGCTCTTGATCACGAATACGTCAGCGTGATTGTCCCGAATCGCCTCCATGACGATCGAGGTATTGGCCGATCCATCCTCCCGCATTTCTGTCGGCACACAGACAAACGCTACCCGATATCGGTGGGCCCCGGGTCCGTCCACGAACGATGGCTTCGGATACTGACTCGCGAACTTCTTCGGATCCACCACCCGTGCCTGAGGAAATAGCAGCCGTTTGACGTTCTGCCCGACCGTCCCGAAACCGATGATTCCAATGTCCTCTTGTTGCATCATGCCTCCTATCCGAGCGCTGACAGTACGTCCTCCGCGCTCTCGTCTTGCTGTCCGTCGCCGCCATCTTCCATCGGTGCCGCGACATCAAAAGCATCTCCGAGCGATGCTTGCGACCACTGCCGGAACCTGGCCGCACGGTTCATCCCAGTTACGAACTCTTCATAGTCCTCTTCGGTCGCCTCCGGAAAGTTCTGCTTCCACAGCGCGTGAAGCTGCTGGTCGGTGACTGCCGCGTAGTTCATGGCAAATCCAATGCCCTGCGTGAAGTTCTTGAATATCTCGCTCCGCACCTTGTCACTGATCGCATCCAGCCGGTTCCACTCTACCTGGAAGTCTGCGACCTGTCGCATTCTCGCCATTCCGAGCAACCGCAGCGATCCCGCGAACAGCTTATGATACGCCCCGTTCTTCTGGGTGCGCTTATCGTCAGCATAGGCCACAAGCGTTCCCATCTGCTCTTCTGCGGAGGCGTGATTGCCCTCGGTCTTCAAGCCCCATGCGATCTCGGGGATCCCCGACCCCTCGACGATCTTGCGGAACGTGTATTTGAGTTTCGCCTCATACGCTTCGGTAAACGGTGGCTCGATCAACTCGATCGATTCTTCATTCGACGTGTTTTTGAAGAAGAGGTCTGCAGTTGCTACATCCACAGCATCGACAGTAGCGAAGCCGTTGTCTGCAAGCCACTTATCGACATCTCTGACCCCGATCACCAGCTTGGCGCGAAACTTCGCCAGTAGCAGTGTCCATGCATGGTCGATATCGTGATAGCTTTTCAGGTCCGGCAGGATCCGCGAGTAGTCACTTATGCCCCGCGTTTCATTCGGCTCTTTGTTGTTCGCAAACGCAACGGGAAGCTCGCCCGATGGATTTACATATTCGACGCTCTCAAGCCCAGGCACTGAAGACGACTCGTAGAAGATCGCCACCCGTTCGCGAGTGAACGTCTTTTTCCGTCGAACCCGTCGTATATCGTTTGGCCCGACTGACACTGAAAGATACTCGTCGGTCCGGATCTCTTTTACCTCTCCGGTCACGACATCTTTGATGATATCCGTAACTGAGCTGTCGGGAATGAACTCCCAGCGCAACCCCGTATCCGACGAGTACGCTGGCCACACCCAGCACGTTCCGTCCCGGTGGCACGTCTTGTGAATTTGCCAGCACAGCTCGTGCACCGAGTCCACAATATCCGTCAGGATCTCCTGCGTCCGTTCATCCTCGCTCGTCGGCACGGGAACGCCCATCAGCGTGACCGGCACAAAGATCGGTGCGAACGCCAGTGATCCCGCCAACCTCATTGACGGATACGTGTTACGCCACAGGCCCCTGGTCAGGTCGTCATTGATTGTCAGTCCTTCTGTCATATCGACAGTCTTCGGTCTTCGTGGCGCTCTCTGTATTGGATTCTCTGTCGAGGATTCTTGCGTCTCCCGGCTCTTGAACCAGTCCATCACCGTATCGAGTATGCTCATCGTCTCCCCCTCCGCGCCCGCAATGCTGCGCGGGTTTCGTCACTCATTGTAACGCGCTTTCGCTCGGAATAGAAGCACAACCCAAGCGCGTCGGCCCGGTCCGGCGAGACAAGCCCGCGTCTGCGCATATCGTCTTTGCTTTCGATCTTCACCCGCCCATCCTGCATCACACGATATTTCCGCGTCGTGAGCTGTGCTACCGTGTCATCGTCATCTGGCAAGCTCGCAAATTCAAGCGCTTCTTTCACGCCCCATAGCAACGCCGTTGCCGTATCCCAGCATTCGTCGTTCCCCGCGCCGCCAAAATTGACTTCCTCGACTTCTATCCACGCCTCGTTACCTGAACGTATGTGCTCGGCAAGCGTATCAACGACACCGGCTCCGAGTCCTGTTAGATCCACGTTCACAACAATCTTGTCCCGGTACTCTAAGTCGACGTGCAATCGCTTGGCAAGGCGTATGATCTCTCCTGCGGTCCATACGGTATCAATCCCGTTGCGCACAATCGGCTCGTATACTTCGTAGCCAGCACGCCAATAGATCACCGTCTCCGCATCTCCCGAACGCGCCGGGTCACAACCAATCACCACCGTTCCGGCAGTCGACACGTCCTCCCTGCCTATCGCCGCCTCGACAAGATCAAGCCCGATCAATACGTCCGGCTCGCCACGCGGGAACAGCCCTAAAACACGTACCCGATATACGTTACTGTCCCGCCCGTACTTTGCCGCCAACTTCTCGTAATACTGCCGATCAACAACCGACGATTCCTCGCTGCTCAGCGTCAGCGTCGTGTAGAACGCCCGTAGTTTATGGAACGCATCATGAAACATTCCCGAGAGTTGTGTCGGGTTGCCGGCCATGGCGACTTTTGAATTGCCTGTCGTCATGACGCCCTCGATTGCTTCCATCGTCGGTTGTGGGATACCGCTCGCCTCATCAATCAGCACAAGCAAATGCTCTGCATGAAAGCCTTGCATATTCTCTGGCTTATTCGACGTGCGGGCAGTTGCGAACCATATTTCATCGTGTCCGGCAACAGATACGCGCGTTGCATGCCACTTGATTTTGTTTTCCAGCCGTGGCGCCTGGTCGAGCCACTTACGGATCTCTGGCCATAGAACGTCAAGGAGCTGCCGTTGCGTCGGGGCCGTGGCTACTACTCGGGAGTATTTCCACACCGTCAAAAACCACAGCACGAGCCACGCAAGCACAGCGGTCTTCCCAACACCGTGCCCGCTCTTTACCGCTACCGAACGGGAAACAGCAACACCCATGAGAAATCGCTTTTGTTGTGGGTCCGGAGAAGCACGAAGCTCTTTCTTAACGAACGCAACAACGTTCCACCGATACCGTTTGATTTCGTCCGGTGTGAATTCTCGGCGTCTATTTGCCGTTACCGTTTCCACCCGACCCGTTCCCGTTACCAGAAGCAATAATCTCTTTGATGTACTGCAGCGCTTCTGAGTCTTGTTCCGCTTCGTCTGCCGCGTCCAGGGCCTCTACCAAATCGTCTACGCTGGCTGCCGCCTGATCGGAAGACTGCGCGGGGAACCCGTATCCGTATGAAGCAAGGAAACGAAACGCCCACCCACGACGATTCTGTATAGCCTCTTGAAACGCCGTCTTCACCAACAAAGCGATGTTCTCATAACGCTCTTTCTTGCGCTTCCCGTCGCTGCCAACAACCTCGATCTCGCTCTCACCATTCAGGTAAAACCGGATAACCTCGGCTATGCTCTCGCCCTTCCTTGGCGCACCCTTTCGGTTTATGTGCTCTGGATGATCTTTGAAACCGCCCTTGCCGGTGGGATTGTAATTGTAGCCTGGCGTTTTCCTTTTTGGCATATGACTAGTTCTCAAGACCCCTTAACGTTTCTCCGGCTCTTGGATATAGAGTAACGGATTCAACGACTTTCCGTCAGGCGCTATAATCTCGAAGTGTAGATGTGGGCTTACGCTTTGCCCTGTGTTGCCAACCCTTCCAATCGGTTCGCCCGCCCTGACTCTTGCTCCAATATGCACCACGTTCATCCGCGACGATGACAGGTGCGCGTATCTCGTACGCAAGCCGTCTTCATGTTCGATCTCGATGTACCACCCGTAGATTGGGTGCCCCTTGAATGTCTTTCCACCCCACGTACCGATCGGCCAGTGGTCCGTTACCACGCCATCGGCCACCGCTACGACCTGAGCCCGCCATACTCCCGCGATGTCGATTCCTGTGTGATACTTCTCGACGTGCAGAATCGGACTCACTCTATAGCCACTTGGCGATGTGTACCTCAGAAAGTCTTCGCTCGCAATCGGGAACAACCACCGCGCGTCTTGAACCTCTACAGGATCCGGTACCGGTACCTCAGCGCCTCCGGTAGCGTCCTCGGCTACCTCCTGCTGTTGGATCCTCAAATTGTGTACCTGGCCCCGGAGGTCCCGATTGATCAACGCGAGCGTCACCATCCCACCAACAAGAATGAGTCCTGCGATCAGCCCTACTATCAGTCCGACTTTCAGCTCTCTCTGCATCGCTACCTCCCGTTCATTGCCGCATGAACAGCCTGTCGAAACGTCTGCATTCCCGGCGTAAAGCGCGATCGATCTGAAAGAATTGTCTCCGTAGCATATGCCATCAAGAGTGCGTCGGCCTCATCCACGTTGTCAACACGTACTCCGGTCAACGTTTCGGTACGATAAATGTAGTCGAGCTTCTGCTCCTTGTTCGTTTTCTTTCCAGCAAACGTTACCGATTTCCACAGAGACGGATTCAACGCCACGACTAAGCCGTACGTTTCTACCGCGGCAAGTCGGGCGCATGTTCCGATCTCTACCAGCCGGTGGAGACCCGCGCCCCTGGCATGAGCTGGATAATCTTCAATACAGACGGTCCTTACGTCCATTCGCTTCAGCACCAGGATCAAGTCCTTCATGAATCGATATAGCGCGTGTTCTCTTCGCGACTTCTTGTCGACAACGATGGTCTGCAACTCCACTGATCCATCGCGGACTAAGCAGATCCCCGTACTCGTTGCGGCGTCGATGAACACCCAGTTATTCACTCGCTCCAAAAATCTGTTGGTTTCACTTATCATTTACCCCCCCCTTCTATCTCGCGGATAAGGCGGTCAACGCGGTCAACATCGTAGCGGGCGACCACAGCAATCTTTGCATCACCGGTCCGCAGCTCGCCTATCCATTCGCGGGTCTCCCGCAGCACCGGCAGTACCTCATCCCGTAGGTAGTCGTCCATGTCGTCAGCGAATACCAACTCGCAATCTGAGCCGATAAATCGACCGCCATCCTCTGTGAACAGGCCATATGACCGCTCATGCTCCATCCGTGCGAAAACTCTCGTCGGCTTATCCATCTGTACCCTCCGGTTCCGCCTTCGGTCGTTCAGGTTTCATCGCTGGGCTCCATCTCGCGTAGGAAGGCGTGGGTATCTTCAACAAGGTCCCATGATTCGTTGCCCTGTCCGGTTGCAACGGCCAGATGTCGCCGCAGCAACTCCACGGCGCGGGCGAGGTCGGCTTTTAACGAGGCCGCGATACTTTCCCATTGCCGCAGCTCTGCGTTCTCGGCTTCCAGCTTCTCTGCCCACAGCGTAAGTTCATGCGATCCGTTCTGAGCGTGTCGCATTCGTTGTCGGTATTCCCACGCCCGGTGTCGCCAGCACCGTATCTCGTCGCGTAGCTCGGCGTTCTCAGCCATGAGTCTTGTACCAAGACTCAGTTCATCCACCATCGCGTGATTGTCATCCATCACTTGCTTCCTCCATCCAGCGGGTCTCGGCAAGTAAACTTCCCAGCCCACACGTACACTCAGGCAACTGGTCGCTAGGATACCACTTGTTGCCAAACATCAATTCATAGTCTCTGCCATCTTTCGTCGGTCGACCGGCTTGCCACCGTGACCGGATACATTTGCGATCATGTTTCGCCTCTTCCACCCACTCCCGCAGCCGCCGCGCCTGTTCCAGTAGGGTGTCGTAGTCAGTGGCGAGGACGACATCAAATGCTTCGTCAGCATTCAACTTCCCACCGTCGGTAAATACAACCCCATCGCGATGAAGTAGGAATGTTCTGTACCGCTTCACGTCACTCATCACACACCTCCCCGGTGTCTACCCAACGGTCGCGGAGTTCATGAGACGCTTTCGCGTACCTCTTCACTGCATCCACAGGATGCGGCAGATTACCCATCTGTTCGGCGAGCCATACACCAACTCGGTGCGCGGCTTCCTTACGTATCCGCTCCTCCACATCCACCGGCATCAGGACGCGGATGTTGGTGGCCCACGATGGGATAGAGTCGCCAAACGTCACCCCGGCACCGGGCGCGTGAAATCCATCACCGCCGTCATACATCACCGGCAGGTCGTCCCGGTAGCGGGGGCGGTCAAGTGCGGTCAGCAGATCATCTAAGACGTTGCTCTCGGTAGCCCCGAACGCCCGACGCCACGCCCCTCGTATCTCATCATTCGTGTGCGTTCGTTCTTCTCTCATCGTGTGCCTCCTCGATACCGGCGGCGCGGTATCAGGCGCTTGCCGCTCGTGAACTTTGTTTCGCTTTAGGTCATCCATTACTCACCTCCTCCTCAGTCGTCGCCACACCGACGGACGGCGGGGTTGATACCTATACCGCGCGGCAAACTCACGCACCACCTCAAGGTGCGCCCCATTGCGGGTGATTACCCACAGCCAAAGCATGGGTAGTGGCCGCATGGGCGGCAGCTTTTCGAGTGTGCCACGGTCATTGACCATCATGTACACGTCTGCCCCAATAATCGTAGTTTCACCAATCACCACTTTCTCCTTAACCTACGCCACACCACCCGTCGCGTGTGCCATCCTCAATCTCTTCGGACCAGCAGTTGTTTTTTGCTGAATCAAGGCCCCGGATCTCCATGAAGCACTTCACTTTCTCCTGTACCTCCCGCACTGATCGTCCTGCAATGACAACTGAGCCCTCCACGCCGTGCTGAAAATAATGGATCTTAAAGGTCATTCGGCCGCCCCCCTTCCGCGAACTATGCGACGGAACCATAGCCAATATGCGGCGGCGACCGATATGCTTACAACAACCAACGGCCACCCGAAGATCATGAAAATCCACCCGAACCAACCCATGCCGAGTTTTTTCTGTGACGTGATATCTGCAATCGTAGCAGACAAAACCAACTCAGCAGCGCTCACGATTGTGCCGCTAAGGTATATCCAAAAATAGATCATTGCTCCCTCCTCAAAAAACGGGGCGCGAACCACATGGACAGCTGTTCCCGCATCCCTCCTTTGTATGCATCTCTTCACCCATTACTAGCCCCTTTTTGTAATTCTACCGCGATATTCCGACAGACCTTGATAATGTTCTGGCACGCTTCAATGCGTCGGCTATCAGAGTCCAGCTCGTCAAGGTAGTCCATGAGAGCATCGATGAACGCATCTTTCTCCCCAGCCTGAGATAGACGTATACGCTCCTTAAATGTCTGTCTTTGCTGTTCCTTTTCAACGATCTCTTCAAGCAATAGCTCTTCAACTTCATCGAACGGGTCAGTTTCTTTCTCCCGCCGTTCCCTTTCCTCTTTCAGCTTCTTCCTGGACTCTTCGATCTTGTCTTGCCGTTTCTTTTCTGCCTCTGCCAGCTTGTCATCGGTACCGCGCCGCCAACCGTCCGGCTTCTTCCCAGTCTTCAGGTACTCCATCACCCGGACCCGAGCCTTCTTCTCTTCGGACTGTTTCTCAGCCGTCTCGATCTGGGCGACCTTCTGGTAGGCGTCCTGCAAATTCCAACTTGATTGGATTTTGTTCTGGTGTCGGAACAGCCCCATGTACTTACGGGCCGTCTCATCTGAGAACCGGCAGTTTTCCTCAATCCACGGGAGAAACTCGCCGTGATCCAGCGAGTCCTTCACGGTCGTCAGTATCTTCCCGGCACGGATCGCGTCCTGCACAGTACGCCTGAGCGATCTCTCGATCTGCTGGTGGAGCCGGTTCAGTTCAGCCGATGCGGTCTCTATCGAGACCTTTGGATAAGTGATCTCGTTCATTCTTCAATCACCAACCGGGCATATCCAGCCCATCGTTCCATGCGGAAAAGACGGTTGTCGTCCTTGTACTTCTTCGTGAGAAGTTCCAGTCCTTTGCCGCTGAACACAACGTGATCCGTGACTCTCGTCTGTCCAGCCTTAGTCTGATAATAGTGAGATTTGGTGTGTCCATAACCGCGGTCTTGGTAGGCTTTCGACATTCGATATCCCTCGGCCCCACGGGAAACAATGATGCCCTCTGCTTCAAAAAGAAGATGGAGAATGTTTTGGCCCATTACCCTTGACTTGCCCTCGTTCTCCGGGAGATAAGGGATCTGAAGATGTTCCGCGACCCTTGCCATCGAGTAGTCATCACGATTCTCATAGATGATCGCATTCTCGCCTTTGAGTTCAGCATTCTCTCGGACAAGGACAAGCATTTTAGTCTGTAGGTAACCTGGGTCTCTAAGCCGTCGCTCAACCTCCGCTTCAACCCTTTTTTCAATCTCTTCTTTGTCGCTCATAGATCCTCCTTCAAAAACAGGCCCCTCCCCGAGGAATAACAGTTGGTTCGGGGCCAAAAACTGCCGCAATCTAAGTATTCCCTACGACTTTTCAGAACGGCACATCGTCCTTGAAGTCTCCATCATCGATGTCGGCATTGAAGTCTGCTTCGGGATCGGCTGCGGGACTGTGGCCCCCACTGTTTCCGCCGCCAAACGACAACGACGATACGACGAATTCAACCTTGCTGCGATTCTGCCCCTCTTGATTTTGCCACCGGTTCTGTCGCGCCTCGCACTGGAGAAAGAGCAGTTTCCCTTTGGTGAGATACTGCTGCAGCTTTTCTGCCCGTTTGCCGAACATCACGCAGTCAAAGAAGTTTGCCTTCTCTTCCCACTGATCTCTGTTCTTGCGCGAGTAATTGCTCGCAATAGCGAACTTGCAGATCGCCGCGCCACCGTTGGTGAATTTCAATTCCGCGTCTCGCGTAAGCCGGCCGCTCAATGCCACTGTGTTGATATCGTTTGCCATACGCTCTCTCCCTCTCTATTCTTCGTCCAGTTCGAGCTGATCTTGCTCGTCTGGATCCATCGATAGCGTGAAGTCCAGGTGCTCGCCCAACACATGATCAAGCTTGTTGTAGCCGTTATCCACGGAACCTTCGAAGCTCACGTAGATGAACGTTCCATCTTTTGTCACGGTTGTCCTGGTTGTGCGCATTCGGCCAGTCAACATCCCAACCTCTTTGTCTCCCGCGAATGCTCGAAGCTCTGTTTTCCCGGCTGGATGAAACTTGAACAATTCCACCACATCCACGCTGCCATCAAACAGCGGGCAGTTGATCTGTACCGTCCCGCTCAGTCCGGTAGCCTTGTCTACGCTCCGTTTCGCATGCAGAATCCCGCTAAATCTCGTCTCCATTCAGACCTCCTGTGCGCTCTTCGACGCACGTATGTGGCGATGGATCTCTTCTCTCACCGCCTCGTCCGCGAACGGCCCTTGCATGATGTTGACATGCTTGCCCCCGTTCTTTTCGATGCACCACAGCCAGTGTCTTTCATACACGGTTGCGTTGCCCTTCATCGCTCTCACTCGAACCCTCTCTCGTTCCGCATGGTTCAGCTCTTCATCTTGCTCAGCAAGTAGCTTGTCTGGATCCACCTTCATTGCAGATCCGACTTTCCGCAGAAACATTGCCCACGATTCTCTCGTACCGCCAGAACTCTCGGGCGGTGGCAACGCCTTCTGCTTCGGCTCTGCATATACCTCTGGCCGATCCATCTTCGATGCTGCCCGCTCGACGTCGGCAAGCTCAGGTAGGTTCCTTCCGCGACCAGAAAAGCTCCTGGTCACCTCATCGAATAGCGCCTCCGCGTACCGATACGGAACATTGTCAAACCGATCGAGTATCGAAGCTCGCACCCGATCCGTATACGATAGGCTTCGCTCTGTCGAGTAGTACTGTTCGAATGCCTTACAGAGATTCATCCCCTCGCTCATCGGCGCTGCCTATTGTTCCAGTCCTCTTCGGTCTCATAGACAACACCTGTCTTCGGATCAACGGCGAACGGCTGCTTTCTTTTGTGGACCTCGACACGCATCTTCTGTTCGATGTCTCGCCAGTACCGCACAAGTCGCGACGGCAGAAACGGCTGCTCCCGCCAGAACCGATCCCCGCCTCTCTCGATCATCCACTGAAACGCCCGAACCATCGCCACAGCTTTTCCCTGCGGATCTTCCGGATTGTCACGAATAACAAGCTGGCGAATCTTCTTCACCATCTGCCGTTCTTTCCCGAAGTTGGGATAGTCGCCAGACTCAAGAAACAGTTCATCGATCGTCTTGTCGATTGGATGCTTCATCGGTGTGGGTGACGCCACAGGCGTATTCTCTGGTTCTATATTAGTCTGGTTCAATGGATCTGGTTCTTGGTCATCTGGTGACCAAGGGTTGGTCATCTGGTGACCAAGGGGTTGGTCATCCTGTGACCTACCCTGTAACGATGATGCCAATCTGTAGATAGTGGACTCATACCGCTGCGTTGTTTTGTCCCACCGACGTTCTATCGTCAACCACCCAAGTTGCTCCAATTCGACAAGCGCTTGCTTGACCTTATTCCGACTCGCCCCCGTCAGTTTTGCCAATCGCGACTGACTCGGCCATGCGAAACGCTCTTTGTTGGCATGCATAGCAATCGCGCTGAATAGTGCGATGTGATAGACGTTTGTCCGCCCATCTTTGATCAGTTCGTCTGGCACCTGAAAGAATGGCACCTCGTAGCGCAGGGTGTCTTTCATGCTCCCTCCCAAAAGAAAGCGCCCCCGGTTGGGCACCCCGAAAGGCTGGACGTCGAAACGTTCCTTTCGGCAACCGGGAGCGCAAGTATTATCGGCTTGTCTGCGTGGTGCCAACGCATGGACCCATTATACCAGCTATCCATCTTTTTGTGAATGGACTTCGCGGATCCGGGCAACCAGATTCTCACCGTCGTAAAACACGTCAGCCTCAAGATCCTGGTTGCGATCGATACCCGCTACGACGAAGAACGCCGGCGGGATTGTCAGCCTCATGGATCCGCCAGTCTTGTTGACTTTCGCTGGCTTTTCAGATACCGGCAGTTTCATGTTCATCACTACTCCTTCCCATCGCTTCCCGCCGATAGGTACGGGTTCCCAATCTTCACGCAGATGTCTTTCAGACCACAGTATCGTTCACATCTGCGCCCGTCCCACGCCTCTTCTTTCGTGCATGGCGGTGGAGCGTTCTCAATCACCGCCTGTTCGTAATCCCGCCCAGCCTCGACGGACATTCGATATCCTTCGTACGCCGACAGTAGCGCATCGCGCTTCTTGTTGAAGTACTCCATGACCTTCTCATCATCCATCTTCGGGATCCAGAACGAATACGTGTTGTGCTCAACCCCGCGACTCCGCGCCGCCTGGGTGCCTCCGTCTCTCACCGGCACGAAGATACGCATACGAGAAATCTTCACCGGCTCACCGTCGACCTCAAGCTCTGCTTCGGCGCGGATCCGATAGTGGTTCAGTTGCAAATCCCATTCCGGTACTTCCCGATTTCCAGGGTCCATCTCGTAGTAGGTTTCCGTTCGTGGGTCGCCCTTCTGGAAGCCGTTTCCGCTCCGTTTGTACAGCACCGGATTGCCAGCCTCATCCACCATTGGCCGCTCACGCTTCACGAGCCCTAAGCCCTTCAGCACCTTGTAAGATCCTGAGACTTTGTAGTCGTCGAGAATGAACTTTCCCGGAGCCTGGGGATCTTCTTCCAGATGATCAGCGACTCCGCTAATCTCACCCTGATCAAAGAACGTCTCTGCAAGATCGCCCCGAAGCTTCGCTTGCCGCTCCATCTTTGAATGCCCTCGGCTCCCGATGATCCTGAACGCCTGTTGATCTGGGTCAATCGCATAGTCGACAAGGATCTCCAGGTACGCAAGCCGCGTACCGCGAATGAGCTGCGTCGTGCTCGTTGTCCCTCGCCACTCCCGATTTGACGCACATTCCATGAGGTACGGTGTCGGATACTGCTCGATCAACAATCCTTCGTTGATCACCGTCTCAGCTTCCATCAGTTCGCCGTCTGGCATAATGAACCACTTGATCATGTTTCCTCCATGTCTTCGTACAGGTCTTCGGGCTTCGCGATCGGATCGTAACCGAGCCGTTGTCGCGCCGTGTTGACCTTGCCAATGAGATGCGGATACGCCTCAAGCATATCCACCCAACCTTTTGTGTGCTGCAATCCAAGGTGGATCTCAGAGGACAGGTGGAGATAATTCCACGTCTCATGACATTCACCACCCGCACCACGGCTCACGATATGAGCCAAGTGTCCTTCTCCCGGCTCCAGGTGCCGCAGCGTTGCCTCGCAGAACGGAACTCGCTGACGGTACTCGTCAAGACTCGCATACGTTTCCTCAAGCCCATCTGTCTTCAGTTTGGACCGCCACTGCCGCCACTCGATGTAGTAGTTTTTGATCTCGTTGCTGTTCTCCATGTGCAGCCCCGCCATCGACAGCTCTCGAAACGCTCCCTCGATTACGCCCGAAAGTTCGATCGTTGTCATTTGACTCGCAGTTTTCACCACCTCCTTTTCGCGACCGTCCGGAAGGATCGCCCGCGTCCGCGGCGCGTACAATTCCAACAGCCCGTGGTAATACCCGTCGATCAATTCCTTGTCGTGCTTACCTTCTTGATGTAGTGCCATGACTTTGCACAGCGAGAACAGAAGGGCCAATTGATCGAGCGTCTTTGATCGATACCACTTGCGAAATGCAAGCGCCATCGGTGTCTTGCGCCAAGCAGGACGATCTGTCCAATCATTGACCCATGCCCGTACATCGTCGCGTGACGACGGGTCTACCCGCACAACGAGCAATCCCGTTTTCTCTGCACGAAGATCCTCGACGTATCGTTCACCGTCCTCTTTTCTGATCTCTACCGCCGTCGCAGCAACCATTGTCGCCTTGACGTTCTCGATCTTCATCACTCCCTCCACTCAAGACAGCCGGGAGTATCGCACCAGCCGTGTGATTTCCACGTCCAGCCGTTGATCCCGTATCTGATCCTGCCTGTCTCGCAGACAGGACACTTCACGTATCCGTCCACGTTTCTGTGGAACTTCTTGTCCATCCGGTGTTCCCGTTTCAGCCGAGACACCAGCAGCCGTATCTCTTGGTCACGATCCATTTTCATCCCTTGTCGCAATGAGTTCGTCGACTTGATCACGAATCCTCCGACACGCCTCGTCATTGTTCACACTCTCGAACAACCGGCGCTTCCAATCGTCGAACTCCTTTTGCGTGATCAGCTTTGCATTCCGCGCCTTTGTTAGCCATGACCCAGTGACGCGCAGAATGTCCCTGACCTCTGACGAATACTCCGGCACTGTCGCGCTATCCTCACCCGCCGAATTCTCTTTTCCTGGCGTGACGTTCCGAATCTTTTTCGCGCCCCGGATCTCAAAGCCGCCAAAAATCTCCCGGATCATCGCATTGATAATCGGCGCTCCAACCAGCTCTTCTACTCCACGCTTCAAAGCGCGAGTCTCCGATGTCGCCACGGCATCGTGATAAGCCCTCAGGTTGCCTTTCTTTCCCTTTGCTGTTGTTTCCTTCGTGGAACAGGCACCCTGGACCTCAGTCGACCTCTCTGGGCTGTTGATATCAAATATCTCGACGATCGTGTTGACAAGAACTTCGCCATCGAGTGGCGTCGTTGTTGTCCTGGTGTTCCGCTTTCCGTACTCGAATACCCGCATCGCCTTCAGTGCGAACCCGCGCTGGATATCGAAATTGCCGTTGCCGTGCTTGTCGGTGAATACGATAAAGTCCTGGTTGGCATCCCACTTGTCCATTTCGCCACGCTCGACCACCGGGCTGCGATCTGCCAGCTCGTAGAGCGTGCGATACTTCTGCCTCAGATCGTCTGTGGCAAGTAACGGGGCAACCGTACTGATAAACTCTGTCAATTCCTTGTTCTCATCGCTCATTGCCCTTGACCTCCCGTTCCTCTTCGTAGTTCCTGCACAGAGCCATTTTCCACACAGGATCAAACAGCACTGGGTAATAGAACCACCCGTTCCTAACACCGTGTCGATCTCCGGGCATTCCCGGATCTGGCTTTGCGCATCGAATGTGCGCATTGCCCGGAACTTTTCTTCTGTGGATACATGACCAACATTCGTTGTGCATTGTACGAGCTTCGCTCATCTTTCACGCTCCTCAATCATCGCGTCAGCCGCAGCATACGCGCTCTTGGCAATGAATTCCCACGCATCGTTGTCGCCCCGAGCCACGATCCCCATGAGCGCCTGACCCGCGAAGTAGTCTCGTAGCGACATGCCGCTCTGCGCCTCGCGCTTATGCGGGCGATCCCAATATGTATTCTCCGAATACGGCCTTGGAAAAGCCGCGCCACCATTTTGTGTATTCAAAACTGCCTCCCTCCTTCGTCCTCGATCCGCGCCGTCAGAACGTCGAGATCCCCGTCTCCGCATAGCTTTTCAATCTCCCTACGCCGACGCCGGAATGCCTCGAACAACGTCATCGGCTCTGTTCGGACAAGCACTTCATCCGCGATTCTCTCTCTCCGCTCATCGCACCATCGGATGATCACGACGCGATAGCGGCCACGTTCCTCGTACGACAAGAGGCTGCCCCTCCCAGGCAGCCCCTTTACACCATTTCTCCGACGCACTATGCGGCCTCGATGATTTGCTTCCACTCGCGGGGCGGCATATCGATAACGGCTGAACCGGCTTTCTCAAGATCGAATTGACGATCACGGTCGTCGAGCTGCTGAGCGTACCAGGTCAGGCTGTTTGCCAGTCCGTACCGTGTGTAGTTACGCTCTTCGGCCATGTTCTGGAGCATGATACCGGAAGCCTCTTCGCGAAGCCCGAACTTCTCGGTTACGTTCTTCGCTGCAAGAAGTGGATCCGCAACCTTGTCGTCCGCAGCCGTCCGCAGTTTCGCGATTCGCTGCTCGAACGCTGCTTCGTTCATGACAGTCTTGAACACGTCCCGCATCCGCAATCGCAAACTCTCGACCTCTGCCCGGATCGTGTCGTCTTCGAAGATGTTGTAAGACTCTTCGTTGTCCAGATCGATTCTCGATCCAACGTGATACTTCCGCATGATGCTCTGGCCGACCATTCCGTTCCCGCATTCCAGCCGCCACAACAGCTCAGCAAAATCCCACGCCCCGGCCCCGACCTCGCTGTTGGAGAACACCGCTCCGGCCTGAATTACGTCACCCGGAAGTACCTCCCCCTGGATCCGGGGAAACACGATCTGGACGTAGGTCTTAATTGGCGTGACTGAAAGGCTTGTAACCTGGACATCTGGATACTCATGCATCACCGGGAGAATCGATGACAACAGTAACATGTTGTCCATAGGGTGATACCGATCTGACAGAAATGCCCGCACCTGCGGCTCTTCGTAGTCCAGTGCGCGAACGAATCTGCGCTCTGGTTTCTGGTGCCACATGCCGTTTACCAGATCCTCTCGCAGTCCGTCATACTCGCTGCCAAGCTGCTTCCACAACTTGCGCGGAATGCCGAGCCTGTCGGCAATCTGACCACTGGCATAGTCGGTTGTGCGAAACGTTCCGTGTTCCTTCATCGCGATTGCGTCGGGGCCGTACATCGTCAGCTCGCGGGTATCGATCACCACGTCATGTTTCGCCTTCTCGGTCTCCTCGACTTTGGCGATCAACTCTTGCATCGTCGCAATATTTCCCTTCATGTGCTTTCTCCTGTTGAATGGTCACTCCCCGTGGAGCAGAGGCGATGCCCCCGACCGATAGAGCCCTCCTCAAAGCGAGGCGGGGAGTCGAACCCCGCTCACCCCGACACGTTCCGCGCAAGCACGCGCCAGCTCGCTTGGCCGATTAGAGTGTCCAGCCCTCCACTTCTGCTCGATCAATCAATTCGCCTGAAAATGCGTCCGCAAGCGTCTGCGGGAAGTACTCTCGGTGCGCCTCAAAGAAATCCCTCAGCACCGATACGGGATCTTTCTTTTCGACCTCAGGCAAACCGGCAACCCACCGATTGAATCCCTTACTCCGAAGGATCGCCTTCATGATCACCGGTGAGACAACGACGACTTTTACCACGCCGCCGTAGTTCATTCTGATCTCATCGGCACGAAATTCAGCATCAACCGGATACGCCTTCTCGCCGTATTGTTCGCGGAACTCCTGGTAGATAGTCTCGTTCGCCTTTTCGAGCATCGGCCCCGCGTGTTGTACAAGGTATTCGACCTCGTTACTCGCTTGCCGCATTGTTTCCAGCACGTACTTTTCAGCTTGAAGGTCAAGGCTGTTCAGCAGTTTCCCGATTTCCCAATTGGTATCGAACGAGCTCACCCGCTGCCGATCTCTGTCCAGGTGCATGCAGTCAGGATCGAAATCGTAGCCGTAGAGATACCGCTGATTCAGCGCCTGGACGAACAACCCACCGACATACAGTCGGCCCATTTCTGAGTCGTCAGTCAGCAACCAGCCGTTCTCTCCGCGCCATTCCTCTCCGCTATCGTGGAGAAACCGCACGTTCTTCTGTACGATCTCCCAATCAGACGACAACACGTTCGACACGATGAATCGCAGCGCCGTCGCCTCCGGGTTCACGTTCTCGTTGATCCAGACCCGCATCACGTCGACCATCAAAGCTTCGTGTTTCTCGAAGCTCACCGTCCAAACGTCCGGTCCATTCTCAACTATGACCTCGCGATCGCACCGAGTAAGCGCGAGAAGCGCCAACTTGTACCCCTCTCCGTGTTGCCCGATCGTATCCCCACCCTCGCTCTTCGTTCCTTCGCCAAGTAACAGCGTCCGGGGATCCAGCGTCGTGTTCGCGTTCTCGACGAGCAACACCTCGTTTTCCTCGTCGTATGAAATGGTGGCGTGGTACTTGCTCATGACCCGCATCACCGGATCACGGCCCTCTTCCGTTTCACGCTCCCGATCGAGCGCGTTCTGCACCAGCTCTCGGGCACCCTCCCACAGGCGCCAACCGGGAACGTAGTTCTTACTGATTGTCAGATCAATGTACTTCATGCCGTTGTCTTCCCCTTTCCTCTGAACTCCACATGCTCTGCAACAATGGTGACTTTCGATCGTGGGTGCCCTTCTCTGTTTTCCCACCTGTCTTGTTTCAGGCGACCAACGACGCGCACGCCGCGCCCCTGGAAAAGCTCTTCCGAACAGCGCTTCGCAAGCTTGGCCCAAACCTCGATATCAAAGAACGAGACCTCTTTCTGAAGTTCACCGTCAACCTTGAAAGATCGGTTTGACTCAATCGTGAAGTTGCAAACGTCCGTTCCTTTTGGCGTTTGCGCCAATACCGGATCCCGTGTGACGGTTCCTTCAACCAGGATAGAATTGAGACTGTTCATTGCTCCCTCCGAAAAGATTCTCGCGTGCGGTTGCGTCCATCGATCGCAGACCCCACATCAACTCTGCCTGTGACATTCGATCCACAGGCTTGACCGCCTCAGATTCCTGAGGTACACTCATCACGAGCTGTGTCGACATCGTTGTGTGTCCCATACGCTCTCTCCTGCGGCCCCGTTGCTCCGGGGCCGTTTTTATGCCCGTCGACCACCAACACTTTCATAAAGCCGGATGCCAAGCCGCGCTTCTTCAAGTTCGTTGACGATCTGATCAAGCTGTTTGCCGTGAGCTTGATCTGCGCGATGTTGCAGTTCGCGCAACTGGCGGCGTAGTTGCCGCGCCTTCCGATCTTGCCTCATGCCTGCCCCCTATAGCCGTCCTTTTTCCAAATAGCTGAAATATCCGCAGCGGGCAACGATCACATGATCCAGCACCGGGATGCCGATGATCTCGCCAGCCTCGACGAGACGCTTTGTGATCTGATCATCTTCAGCGCTCGGCTCCACCTGACCAGATGGATGATTGTGCGCCACGACGATCGCGACGGCGTTGTCTTTGATCGCGTTGCGAAAGACTTCCCGCGCATGTACCATCGTCCGGTTAACCAGTCCCTTCGTGACTGTGCGAACACGAATGACTTCATGAGCGCCATCAAGCTCAATGACGTAGAACCCCTCCGTCTTTGCCTTGATCCTCTTGTCGCCCAGGACAGGAAGCGCATCTATCGGCGTTCGTATCCTGCGAGTCTTGTCCTCGCGCTCTGCCGCCCAAACAGCTTTCCACAATTCCGACTTGCTCAGCTCCATTGCTCTCTCCTATATCGGTTGTTGATATTCCGATTCGCCCAATTACAGATCAGCTCGCATCCGGTACCAGATCCCGCCCGAACTCCACAACAACCCGCTGCGCCCGCTTTCCTGTCCGCTCTACCCGCAGCACCTCGCGCACGCCATGAGCGTACACCGCCCAATCGTCCGTGGTGCCGCGCCAGCCGTGGTAGAGTTTGATACGCGGCTCGCTGTTGCCCGGCCACCCCTCGCCATTATCGGGGAACGAGCTCAGTATCACCGGCCGCTCGTCATTAGGCCCGACATATGCGACCTCCGCGACTATAACCCGCTCGCCGACCGATGGGGTGCGCAACTCACCCGCAGCCATGTCGATTTCCATCGCCTCGTAGTCCTCGGTGTATGGGCTACGCGGGGCGCGCTTTTCCGGTGAGAAGCGCCATTCAAATACCAGCCGCCCGTCTTTCGTCTCTCGCGCTGTGCCTGTTCGTTTCATCTCTCCACCTCCATGTGCATTTGAGCGCTCACGTCGTCGGGGAATTGGTCGCAGTACAGGTCATCCGTTGTTGTTTCCAACCGCAGCACTTTGTAATCTCCGCTCGGGAAAATACGCGATGTCTCGTTTCCGACTTGTACAACAACCGGCCGGTTCCAATCTCGACACCACGTATACGCAAGATTCCATTGCTCAAGTTCCTTGCCGGGAAACTCATCATCGAATCGATACGGCTCACTAACCGTCCCCTTACCTGTCATCTCTGCACCTCCATGCTTACCGTGTTGGATAGCGTTCGTAACTATGCTCCATCCAACTCTGAACGCTGTCCATTTCCTTTGCCGCCCGCGCCAGAAACGCTTCTCTCTCGTCACCCTTGTGTAGGCGAGCACTTCTAAGTGCTGCGTCTACCGTGTCAATGAGTGCTTGAAGCTCGTCCAGGTCCTCGGCAAAACGCTCTGTTCTTGTCATCTCAGCACCTCCGTGCTTTGCACGCCCTGATGGCAATGCCGCCAAGGATCTGTTCAGCTTCGTGCAAGGCTTCCCTCGCCAAGCGAGGCCGGTCCCCCAAATAGTCACCCGCCAAATCTTGGCATTCTGACATGATGGTCGTTACCATCCGTTGTAGGACAAGCGCCCGTGATTCTACAGATACCGCTTTCCTTTCTTTCTCTGTCACCTCAGCACCTCCATGCTTTCCACGAGCGCTTTTTGCGCTTCTTCCAAAGTCATGCCTTGATGTACCATCATGCCGTGCAACTTCAGCATATTATCAATGGTGTTCAACTGCGCCCGCATTTCCTTGACTGCCTGAAAACCTTGCGACACCCAATACGCAGGCTTATCTTCCATCACCTTTTTGGTCTGCTTGGCTCGGTCGGCCAGTTGGTTCAATAGGAACGATACCTTGAACGTGTTATACCCCTCCGTCATATCTGCACCTCCACTTCGAGAATCGTAGCGTTGCCAATCTGTTCTTTTACTTCAGCAACTGCTCTCGCCCGCGCTTCGCTATATAGCCCCGTCACATTCACGCGCTCGGTCGTGAACGCTCCCTTGCGAGTGGCCGTAACGTCAAACCACCAACTGCCAAAGCCTCGTGGCTTATGACCATACTCGGCTTCATACCTCATCGTGTTTACTCTCATCGCTCTCTCCTGTGCCCCGACTTCGGACGGGGCGTGTGGTTTAACAGGGGCCGAAGCCCCTGCCCGTCACCATGTCTCAAGTACGTTGAAATGGGGTCTCTGTAACGAACTCCGGTGATTTCCGCACCATCATCGCCCGTCCAGCGGGTCATCCATTTCGGTGAACTTTCCAACGCCCTCGCACCACCGCAGTAGGAACCCCGTAGGGTTCGGCGTCTCGGTTCCCCGAGGTCAACGTTTTCTCTCGCTGACATCTATAATCATATCATAAGTGGGATTGTTTGTATATAAAAAGATGAAAAAAAGTAGGATATTTGGGCTATTTCTTGGTGTTTTTTGCCTGAATCACGAGGGATCTCTCTCCAAAAGCTACGGCAACCCGATCCCCGGATTCTATGCCCGCAGCCCGAATGAATCTTCTCGGGAGACTCACCATCAGCTCATCTTTCTGACGCCGAACCGAGTGTAGGCGTCGCGCCTCGATGATTGGTTCTTGCGCCCCTCTCTCGACCCATTCTGCGAGCAGCGCAGAAACGCTTAGCCCCGCAGCATGAGCCGATGCCGCGATTCGATCACGCGTCTCTTGCGGAACAACCGCACAGACTGTCGTGTACCCTTTTGGTATCATTCAGACCCTCCCCATTTTCCACTCAGGTCAGCGTCCTGTGGTTATAACTGGCCTTTGATAAGCTGTGTGGGAATTATATCAAGAGAGGGTGATCGTGGAAATATGGACGTTTTCGCAGTGCTACGATTCCAACTCAAACTTTGTTCGGGCTAACGAGTCGTAGGATCCTGTAGACGCCTTCGTGTCCGCGCGGTAGTAGCCTGGATCTCCGTCAGCGGGGGATTGCCACACGTAGCTGAACTCACCGTCGCCGTCATTGTCCATCGCTTGCTCGGTTAGAAGCTCAGTGCCGTCTGGATCCGTCACCGTCACCACTGCCGTGTTCACGGTACCACTTCCGTCCACCACTGTTTTGATCGCTATCTTCACCGCAGTGCCGAGAATCATATGCTGTCCTCCACCGTCACGATCTGTTCGATCTTCTCAGTCGCCGTCACGATCTGTTCGATCTTCTCAGTCGCCGTCACAACCTGAGTAACGTACTCGCTTGCCGAGATCACGGTGATCTTTGGGATCCCCGCAACGATCAGCTCCACGTACGCCGAAGGACTCAGCGCCCAGACGTTGCGAGCGAGTACGCTTCTCTTTGGATACGGTGCTACCGTTGGCGCTACCGTCATGGCTCCGTCTTCACAATCAGCCACTCGATGTCAGCGGTCACGCCACCATCGAAGCGATACATGATCACGTCGCCGTTTGTATCAGCAGCATCGAATGCCACATCGTACGCACCGTTACTGATCTCACTCACGGACCCGCTAATTGCCCCGAATGCTCCACCGTCGATGGATCTGGTCACTGTTACCACGAGCCCGTCTGCCGGAGTCACATGGTCGCTCGCAAGCCGCATCACGATCGGCCAGTGCGCCACCGCAGTGTTCTTTTTCCAGCTCTCCGGTAGCTCGTCAGTCTTCGCCTTGATCGCGTCCCAGATCAGATCAAGCCGACCACCATCCAGCAGATCGTCAAGCACTGCGGCCCGCCCCGCTGTCAAGCGATCTTGCAGCGTGTCCAGGATCGAAGCACCGTTTTCTTCCAGCTCATCCTGGATCTCACCAACAGTCGGCGGCGTTCCGGTATATGCCCCATCGGTTCCTCGCATGGCGTCACCGTCAAGATTCTCAACGTCACCGGCGATGGTTGAAAGCTGTGTACTGTTCGAGTCTATTTCCTGACGTATTTCCGCCGCTGTCGGGGCAACGCCAGCAGCATCCGGCACAACAGTATTCGCGCCGTCTGTCCCGCGCATCGCCGTACCCAGCGGCTCAGTGTCGCGCACCGCCTCCAGGCTGTCGGTCGTCTCATCGTAGGTTCCGCTTCCTGCTCCGGTCGCACGCAGCTCTGTCCGCGCCGTTGCATCACCTGACTGTTTGCCGGCAATGATCCCGAGCCATTCGGCAAGCGACGTGATCCCGCTGAACAGCGCCGCCGTGATCCGGGACACAAGATTGCCCGTGTCAGTTTTCACCGCCGCGACATCTGTCGGGAGGTTCGCCGCATCAAGCTCGGCAAGCCTTGCCTCTGTCGCTACGCTTGCGAGTGCCGCATCGTCAGTTCCCCGCATCGCAGCGCCGTCCAGGTTCTCCACGTCTCCAGCAATCGCCGCAAGCTGCGTCGAGTTGTCGTCCATCTCGGTGCGGATTTCTTCGACGGTCGGAGCACTGCCTCCGGCTCCGGTGGTCCATGCGGCATCGCCACGATCCCGGATCGCCTCGCCGCTGTCGGTCTGCGCCGAGTAGTCGCCCGCGCCCGAACCCTCATTGGCGTTGATCTCGCCAAGCTCGGTTGCAAGGTCGGTCTCAATCGCCGCGTCGCTCCGCGCGAGAAGCTGGACATAGGCAACGAGTTTCGCCGCTGTGGCGAGCCCGCTCTGGATCTCGGTCACCGCGTCGGCCGCGAGCCCATCAGCGGCTATCGCGTCGGTGGCGATCTTGGCGGCTGTGATTGCGTCGGCCGCGATCTTTGCCGCAGTGATAGCACCGTCTGCCAGCCCCACGCTCGTGAGGCCCACACCTGCCGCACCGATCCGTGCAAAGTTATCACCGGTCTGTGCAGTGTGGCCGTTGAGCGCGTCCAGATATCCAGCCCGTGCTGCTGAAAGCCGCGACAAAAGCGTGTCGATATCAGCCGGGATGTTGGCTGCCCCGAGCTCGTCCAGGTACCCTGCCCGAGTAGCGGTGAGACGCGATTCAAGATCGTCGACCAGATTGTCAATTGCCAGCAGGTCCGCAGCGATACTCGCCCCCGATGGAGCCCCGAGTCGCGCATAGCTA